AGCAGCAAAGAAATTTATACACCCCAAAATATACAGGAAAAGAAAGCGAAAAAAGTGGCTGATAAATTTGTGAAAAAGGTCCAAAAAGAGGACTACAAAGACATTAAGTCATATATTTATATTCCAGATAACACATTTATTAAAGATGATGATGTATCCTGGTATATTGAAAGAAGTAATCTTGAAGATATCGTAGGAATGTCAAAGAAACAGATCGTATTAACCAATATGGAAAAAGACAATACGGTAATTGATGATTCAGATAATAATAATGCAACTACAAGAAAACTAACGTATACAACAGAAGATTCCGAGGATTATGAAATTATACTTGTTCAGGATAGGAATAATGATTGGAAAATCTATATGCCAGATATCTATGTATCAAATTATAAGTATAAAGCAGAAAAAAATCTTACGACGTACATTAATGGAATCGAAGTTACAAGTGATTACATAGAGAAGAGTAATGGTGTAGTGGATGATAATTATACAACGTATGATATTCCTTTTGTACCGAATAGAGAATTTACCATCACATCATCAGACGGATTTAAAGAAAATGTGACGAGTAATGACAGTGATGTACAAATTGAAAAAAATAAAAAATAAGTGTAAATTGCATAGAATGTGTTAAATATGCAATTTACACGAAAAGAAAAAAGATAACAAAGCATCATCAATACCAAGATGATGTTTTGTTAGAAAGGGGAAAGAAAATGCAAATAAGCCAAAAAATCGGGCAATATGAGGTTTTAAAGACATATGGAAAAGATGCAGCTATTGTAATAGATACAATGTTTGAAACAGCAGATGATTATATTATGACAATATCTGAACAATTAGATTTGTTGGGTATTAAAAATTATGATCTTATCGGATTTCCAAGTCTGATTAATCAATTTCAGTGGGAAGATAAAGCATGTTTTATATATAAAGAATTCGAAGGATCACATTTAGATACGATACCATATGACATTGATTTTGCGGTAAATGCAATTAAAAATTTATGTCTGTCTATTTATCAGGTGTGGACATTATCAAATGGATATTTTTATCCAGAAATTGATATGAATCAATTATATTTTACGAAAGATCAAAATCTGGTATTTAAAAATGCGTATAACTTTTCAATGTATAAAAAATGCGATGAGGGTTTTATTACAAAACAATTATCCTATGTGTTATATCAATTAGTAACAGGAAGAAAGCAGTTAGATGATATTCGAAGTATTGATCCATCATTTTCTTATATCTTAAACTCTACAATACTTAAATGTGCAAAGGGAGAGACGGTATTAGGTATTAAAGCATTTGCAACAACGTTGCAGCAATATAAAGAAACTGATCTGATAGTATATCAACAGGATCGAAGTCTACGGCCGCCACGCAGGAAGAAAAATACATTAACACGTTTTATGCCAAATCCAGAACAATTGGAATTTTATAAGATAAAACAGGATATAAATCGTGAAAATATGGAGAATACTGCAGAGATACTATCAAAACCTATTGTTTCAGAGGAAAACAGACAAAAGCTGGAAATAAAGGATTCCAAACAGAAGTATGGAAAAGAAGAAACTCTGGAAAATCATGTAACAGAACATGAAGAAAAAACCCTGCTGCCGGAAGAAGAGTTACTGGCGATTAAAACGAAAAAAACATTAGCAACAGATGAAGTAGAAGGAAAAAAGAAAAGAAATCTTCAAGAGGAATCATCAACAGAAGTCGCATCAAAGAAACAAAAAGAAGCGGAAGATAAAAAAGATGCGAAAATAGAAAAATCAGAAAGGCAGCATATTTCATCTAAGAAGTCGAAAGAGAAGATTAACAGTCAAAAGAATATTGAAAGTTTAGAATCTGAAAAAAAAGAGCAAAATATAAAACCAAAATCTAAAACTGAATCACAATCAGGTAAAATGGAAAAAATAGAAAAGGAGAAAGAACAGAGTAAAAAAATAATTCCACAAGATAAATTTAAAGAAAAAGATATTCATCCAAAGTCTCATATTCCAAAACCTAGATCACAGAAGCCTAAAGATCACAATAAACAGGAAGAAAAAAGAATTCAGAATATATCTTCTGCGAGTAAAGGGTCATGGAATAATATAAAACTTCCAAAAGCGAATAATGAAAAAACAGTAAAAAAGGAAGTAAAAGTTCTTAATGCTAAGGAATCTTTGAATTTAGAGCAAAATAAGAAAAAGAGTTCTAAAGAAGAGAATAGTTCCAACAAAAAAGAAATAACAGAACATAATAAGATTCTGAACCATCAAAAAACAAATAAACTGAAAGAAAATCATGAAAAACAAAAAACTAATATGATACAGGAACCGGAAATTGTTAAAGAACCGGAGCATGATGAAAAGATATCAGATATTCCAACGCCTATTATTGTAGAAGAAATTGAAGAAAATAAAAATAACGATTCTGCTTCTAAGAATGAAATCATTCTTGAAAATAAAACGAAAATGTCAACAGAATCATCTCCAATAAAAGAAGCAGTTCAGGAAAAAGAAAATATAATCTATGAAAGTGAAATAAAAGATGTTGTTGAACAGGAACAAGATTCTTCTATACCAGATATTAAGGAAGAAGCTGCTATACCTATAAAGACGGAATATAAGGTAAAAAAAGAAAGAAAATTTATAATGCCTAAAATCAATATTCCAATGGGTGTACGCATTGGAATTATTAGCTTTGTACTTTTGATTATAGGAATTGGGGGATTCTTCATACATAATATTCATCAAAAAAATAAATATAATGATATTATAGAGGTTGTAGATCGCAGCACAAACCAAAAAGAAAAAATCAAGATGCTGCATCAGGCAATTGATATATTACCAAAGGAATCAAAAGCATACGAAAAATTGCTAGATGTATATTTAGAGGACGCGGTATTTAGTTCTAAAGAAGAAAGTGCTTATCTTAAAACGATTCATCAGAATTGGGACAAGGTAAAAAAAGGAGATGGCTATGGAAACTTGTCTTACGAAATTGGAAAAGCATATTGGTATTACTATGAATATGATGATATGAATAATGAAGAAATCACAAGAATGAAAAGTGCTGTTCAGTGGTTTGAAGATTCTCTGAAATACAAGAGTACAGCAAAACATCATCGAATTGCAAAAATTTATTGTGAGATTGGAAAATTTAATCAAGAGATCACACTAAATGTAAAGGAAGGAACAGATAAAGGTGTTTATAAAAAATATTATAATAATCTTAAAGACTTATTAGAAATAGGAAATTCCAACACTGTTGCATCTTTAGAATTATATAAGTTAACGGTAAATTCGATTGATACTTACCGAGAACGAATTATTGATGATGGTATTAGTGAGGAAGAGATCAATCAAACAAAGCAGGATGTTTTATATAAAGTCAATGAAACTTCTGTGGTAGCTGAAAAAGAAAAGGAATTGAAAAATACAATATTATATGGCAGCAGGCAATAGTTCACGGTTGTTTGTAGTTATCAGTTGTTATTTAACATAATTTATGATATTATATTATTGTATTTTTTATTAGATTCCCTGCAGTATTAGGATACTTGGGACCTTTTATAGAATAACAATTAAAAATAGAACATTATCAACCCAAACAAAGGGCATAAATTTAGCAGATATTTTATATCTGCTTATTTTTATACCCTTTTTTATTTTGAGAAAGGAGAAAATGAACGTACACAGTACAAAAGCAACTATCAATATGCTATAATTAGGAGAAAGCAACTATGATTTACGAAGGAATTCTTCCTAAACATGATTATGCATTTGGAAAAATCATGGAAGACAAAGAAACTTGTAAACGATTTATAGAACAGACATTGGATATCAAAATTCGTGACTTGGTTTATTTGGAAAAACAAAAGACTTTAGATCCTGCGATTGATGTCAAAGGAATCCGTCTGGATGTTTTTGTTGAAGATGATCAGAACACGGTATATAATATTGAAATGCAGTCTGCAAACCATGATGCACTTCCAAAACGCAGCAGATATTATCAGGGTGTGATGGACGTGGAATCTTTGAATCGTGGCGGTAGCTATAAAGATCTGCCAAAATGTTTTGTAATTTTTGTGTGTTCGTTCGATCCATTTGGAAAACGACACATGAAGTATACGTTTACTAACCAGTGTGAAGAAGTATCGAACCTGGCGTTAGACGACGGAACAACAAAAATTTTTCTGAATACAAAAGGAAAAATTTATAATGTATCAAGAGAATTACAGGATACTTTGAGGTATTTAGAAGAACCAATCATCAGAGAGAATAGTTTGCAGTTAGCCCGCATGGTCGATGTACAATATCGAAAAGCAATGTCTGATCAGAAATGGAGGCAAGATGTGAAAGCAATGGAAATTCGCTATCAAGAACTTCTACAAGAGGGTCGTGCAGAAGGGCATGACGATAGAGAGATAGAGATTGTTTTAGGTATGATTGAAGAGGGTGCTTCCGATGAGATGATTCTAAAATACTTGAAAATCTCAAAAGAAAGACTCGAACAGATCAAAAAAAATCAAAAAGTACACGTATAAAAACACATTAAATAAAGAAAAGTTATAGGCAAAAAACAGACAGAAAAATTACTGTCTGTTTTTTTTATTGCCTTTATGAAAGGAGAAAAAATCAAATGACAAAACAGGTTGTGGCAAAACGTAGCTTATCCGAAGGAACAGTACAATTAGAAGAATGTATATGGGATAACGGATCTGTAACATATGATGTGTGTTTGATCTATACATCTTCACAGGCGACAAGTAAGAACTTTCATAGCATAGAAACTATTGAAGAAGCTTGTCGCATATATAATGAATACTCTGAGGAGTTATGTGAAGTATATAAGAGTAAATTCCGAAAAACACAACGAAAAGAAGGAAAACTTATTATTCAGGTACAATAGCTGAATGTTTATGCATTGTATTACAAAGGAAGGAAGAGAAAAAATGAGAGACTTAAACATAATCACAGTGTCAGGAACTGTAAATCGTGAACCAACTTATAAAGAGAATAAAGAGAATTCAAATAAGACGATTTTATATTATAGTCTGGAAATCTACACAGGAAGAGATTATTATCCAGACAAAGAAAAAAAGGAGTTAGTTCATGAAAAAATCTATCTTAATTGTGTCAATTATGGCAAATTGGCGATGGAATTGGTTAATAAGGTTAAGAAGGGATCTTATGTACAGGTTTCTGGAGAGCTTAGACCAAACAATTATGATAGAGCAGATGGTGGAAAAGTGTATGGGCTTAAAATTATGGCCAATACGTGTATTCCAATAAATCAGCCAGAGCAGCAGAACAATAATCAAAATACACAGAAACAAAATCAGAATAATTCAAGCAAAAGACAGCAGAGGCAGTCTAACCATGCAAATCCTCAGAATCAGGAATCAAGAAACTCTAATAGAGGACAGCATTCTGAGATGCAAGGGCAGAACACAACTGAAACAAGTACAAGTGTACCGCCTAAAAAAAGAGCTACAATGCCAATGGCACAAGAAGTAAATCAGCAGCAATCAGCAGGGAATTCATCCAATAGAACATCAAATTCAAATCAGCAGAATTCACAATCTAATACTGGCAAAAATGCTTCAACTCAAAGAAGTAATAATTCTGGAAGAAAAAATTCTGAAAGATCAAATCAACAGCCAAGTAGTAGTAATAATGAGTTTGCTGGTCTTGCACCGGAAGAAAATCCATTTAATATGGCAGCGGTGAAGGATGATGAGTTTCATAACCCTTACGGAGATGGAAATTTACCAGATCCAAATGACTTTATGCAAAATGGAGATAATTAATTATATATATTAAGGAGAATGAGTAATGAAAGAACAAACAATGAAAGAAACAACACTAAAGGTTAAAAATCAAACAACAACATTACAAAAAGCAATTATTTTGGGTGATATTGTGTTTATGATTGGATCCTTTTCAGTATTTTTATGCAACTTATTAATTTCCTATATTTTATATCGAAATGAAGGAAAAGAAGGAGCAGAGAAATGGAAAATTGTATTATTAGTTTTCTTATTTTTAACTGGAGGACCAGTTAACTCTTTATTAGGGTTAGGGAATGTAAGTTTATTTAATACATTTTTATCCAAAAATAAGGCTAGTAAAAAAGAAGCAGTAGAAACTAATGAAGAAGAGATTATTAATAATTCATCAGAAGTTGAAAGTGCAGTAAAAGAAAAAAGTGTGAAAAAATCTGAAACAAAAAAAACAGATCCTAAAAAAGAAGTAGACTTATGGTTAAATCATTTTGCCTACCAGACAATCAATCGCTTCATCATGGAAGCAGACGCAAGTGGTTGTGACTTTTTACAGGTAAATACATCTGGAAAAGTAGAAGGATATGGAGAAGAAGATGGAGAACTGAAAAAAATGTATGAAGATACAATTGAACGGTTACCAGATTCTAAATTTTTCCCTTATGTATGTTCAGAATTTGAACGTCTTTGGAGAGAAGTTTCTACAGATTATTCCGATGATAAATTTGTGATTCAGTGGAAATAATCGACACTTTATGTAGAATGTAGGAGGAATTCTACATTTTCACATTTCAGATAACAATTTAACTAAATAATAATAGAATTTCAGACGAAGGCCGTCGCATTAATGATTAAGAATCAGAGATGCGGCGGCCTTTTTTTGTTTATAAGAAAGGACCTTTAAATTTATGAGAAGAAAGAAAAATAAACAGATGGAAGGGCAAATGTCTATTTTTGATATGTTTTCTTCTGTCATTGAAAATACTAAAACTGAGGAAGAAAATGTTACAGTTTCTGAAGGTGGCATTGCTGCAGCTGACATAACAGCAGTAGAGACAGGAACGCAAACATCTATTTTCGACTTGTTTTCTACAGATGAACAAGATACACAGAAACAAGAAAAAAAGCCTAAAAAGAATTTCTTCCATAGAACAATTCAGTTCGCAAAGAGCTTGGAAGATAAATGGAAGAACAATCTAGCAGCATTAAAAATGTTACTTGGGTTGGACGATTATGCTGATGAAGATCAGCAAACCATCTTGTCAAGTTATGAAGGATGGGGTGGATTGTCTTCATATTTCGAAGTGGAGGAAAAGAAAGTACAGTTAGAAACCCTTGTTGGAGAAAATACATATAAGGGAATTAAGTCTTCAATCTTAACATCCTATTATACAAATGAAAAAATCATAAACTTTATGTATCAGATTCTATCTGAAATAGGAGTCAAAGGGAAGTTGAATATTCTTGATCCTTGCATGGGAACAGGAAATTTCTATCGGATGCTTCCAGATACATTACAAGATTCAAACTTGTACGGTGTTGAGTTAGAGGAAACGAGCTGTAATATCGCAAAACAGCTATTTCAGAAAGCCAATATTCAAAATTGTGCATTTGAAAAAGCTGATCTGCCAGACAATTATTTTGATCTGATCATTGGAAATGTACCATTTTCCGATTTTAGTGCAGCAGATAATACGTACGGCTCATGCTTAATTCATGATTACTTTTTTCTTAAAGCATTAGATCTTGCCCGACCGGGTGGAATTGTTGCTATGATAACCACAAAAGGTACAATGGACAAGAAATCTAGCCGCATTCGTAAGATGTTAGCGAAAAAAGCTGATCTTTTATGTGCCATCAGACTTCCAGAAACAGCTTTTGCAGTGACAGGAGCCAAGGTTTCTACAGACATTTTATTTTTCCAGAAAAGAAGATACCAGACGGTCGGTGATGAACCGGAATGGGTAAACATTGCACAAGAAGCTAATATGTATTTTGGCACGCATCTTAATCATATGTTAGGACGTATGATGGAAGAAAGTGGACCATACGGAAAACGCTTTGTATGTAAGGAAAAAGAAGGTATGGACTGGAAAGCATGTATTGATAATTTTCATTTGGAAAGTTATCTCAAAGATGTTTATGAACCAGGTCAGACAATTGAGAATAACGATGAAGAATATGTTCCGGCAGTAGATTCCATTAGTAACATGTCCTATGGAATTTACAATGATCATATTTATTACCGAAAGAATTCCATGATGAAAAAAATTCCGGATACAGGAATGGTCGCAAAAAGAATTGCAGCCATGATCGAATTAAGAAATGTATTAAAGGAATTGATTTCTAAAGAAATGCAAGATGTTAGTGATGAATCGATTGAACCATATCGTAAGAAATTAAATATGACTTATGATAAGTTTCAAAAAAAATTTGGACTGATCCATAGTAGAGGGAATAAATTAGCATTTCAGGAAGATGATAGTTATTACCTCCTTTGTTCTTTGGAAAATCTGGATGAAAACAATAAGCTAAAAAGCAAGGCAGATATATTCACAAAAAGAACTATTGTTCCTCATTCTGTGCCAGATAAAGTCAATACAGCACAGGAGTCATTATTATGCTCACTGAATGAAAAAGGATGTATTGATTTTGCTTTTATGGAAAGTATTTATGACAAAGCAGAGAAAGATATCATTGAAGAACTTCAAGGACAGATCTTTTTAGATCCAGAAACCGAAGAGTATGTCATGAAAGATGAATATTTATCAGGCAATGTTCGAAAGAAATTGGAATTTGCAAAGTGTGCAGCAAAACAGGATAAAAAATATAATATCAATGTCGCTGCATTGGAAGAAGCACAGCCGGAGCCATTAAAAGCTGCAGAGATTGATGCAAAACTTGGTGCAACATGGATTCCTGCTCATTACATTGAAGATTTCTTGGTTGAGGTTTTTGACACTCCACGAGAATATTTTAATGGAAATGGTATGAGTGTTACTTATACTAAAGAGACAGATCATTGGGATATCGAATGGTATCGAGATTCTGCAAACCAGAAAGCTGCGGTTACGTATGGAACAAAACGAATCAATGGATTTCTTTTGTTAGAAAAATGCTTAAACTTAAAAGATGCAAAGGTCTATGATACGGTTTATGATGAAAATGATAATAAGAAAGAAGTATTAAACTCAAAAGAGACAACGCTTGCGATGGGCAAACAGGATGAGATCAGAGAAGTATTTCATTCTTGGATCTTTAAGAGCTATGATCGTCGTTGTGATCTTGAAAACATTTATAATGAAAGATTTAATTCCATCAGGTATCGTACATTTGATGGGGACTTTTTAAAAGTTCCAAATATGAACAGCGAGATCAAACTGTATAAACATCAAAAAGATGCAATCATGAGGATTCTATTTTCTAAAGACAATTCACTAATTGGGCACAAAGTAGGCTACGGAAAAACATATACTGCGATTGCAGCAATTATGGTGGCCAAACGATTAAAATTATCTGAAAAGAACTTATTTGTTGTTCCAAATCCATTAGTAGGCCAGTGGGGAGAAGAATTCATGAAATTATTCCCTGGTGCTAACATTTTAGTGTCCAGTGAGAACGATTTTACTCCGGCCAAGAGAAAAGAATTTTGTTCTAAGATCGCGACAGGATCATACGATGCAATCATTATTGCTCAGTCACAATTCCAAAAAATCCCGATTTCTCCTGAATATCAGGAAAAATATATTAAAGCACAGATTGAAGAATTAGATAAGCTGTTAGACTCTGCTGAGCAGAACTTTACAGTACGAAATATCGAAAGTTCCAAGAAAAAACTTTCTGTCAAGCTTGAAAAGTTACAGGATAGCAAGAGAAAAGATGATGTAATTTACTTTGATCAGTTGGGTGTTACTAAGCTGATCGTTGATGAAGCACATTATTACAAGAATCTGCTGTTAACAACGAAGATGAATAATATTGCAGGTATCAATACCAGCAGTAATTCAAAGAGAGCTTTTGATATGTTCATGAAATGCCAGTACATGGAAGAAAATTGCCGAAACAAAGGTATTGTATTCTTAACCGGTACTCCCGTGTCAAATAGTATGGCAGAAGTATACACAATGCAACGCTATTTGCAGTTAAATACCTTAAAAGAACTTGGCATTGACTCATTCGACAGCTGGGCATCGACATTCGGTGAAACAAAGACTGCCATGGAACTTGCTCCGGAGGGAACAGGGTATCGTGCCAGAACAAGATTCACACGATTTGTTGGATTGGCCGAGTTATTAACAATCTTTAAAGAAGTAGCTGATATTAAGGTCAAAGATATTAAAGAAATGGATGTGCCGAATGCCGTTATGGAGACTATTTCCATTGATGCTTCTGATGAACAGAAAAAATATGTAGATGGTTTGGCAAGCAGGGCAGCTCGCATTCGAGACGGTGGAGTAGATCCATCAGAAGATAATATGCTCAAGGTTACAAACGAAGGACGTAAATTAGCTTTAGATCAGCGACTGGTTGGAATTGAGGAAGAAAACTTTAATTCTAAAGCAAAATATTGTGTGAATCAGGTCATGGATATTTATGAGAAATATCCTGGAAAAACTCAGGTTATTTTCTTAGATTTATCAACGCCAAAGAAAGGAGAGTTTAACGTTTATGATGATGTAAAGGCTAAATTAATAGAAAGGGGAATTCCAGAAGGAGAAATTGCTTTTATCCATAGTGCTAAAACGAATAAACAAAAAGTTGATCTTTGCAAGAAGGTAAACGAAGGTGTTATTCGTGTATTATTAGGAAGTACAGATAAAGCGGGAACTGGTTGCAACTTCCAGAAAAAATTGATTGCCTTACATGATCTGGATTGTCCATGGAGACCGTCAGATCTTACACAGAGGTCCGGCCGTATTATCCGTCAGGGTAACTTTAATAAAGAAGTTTACATTTACCGATATGTAACGAAAAATACCTTTGACTCTTATTTATGGCAGACAGTGGAAAACAAGCAGCGATATATTGGACAGATTTTGTCAGAAGAAAACATTCCTAGACGTATGGAGGAAGATGATTTAACATTATCGTTTGCGGAAATTAAGGCAGCAGCCTGTGGGAATCCATTAATCAAGGAACAGATGGAACTTACGCAGCAAGTAAAACGATTAAAAATGCAGAAAAACAATTTCTTAAATCAATATTACGAGTTAGAGTCTTATATTAGCAAGATTGCTCCAAACAGAATTGAACAGTATAAGAAAAATATTGAAAACATTGAAAAAGATATCGAAGTTGCTAAAAAATATCATACAGGTGATTTCCATATCAAAGTTTTAGATAAATATGATTCCGATACAAGAGCAGAAGCTAACAAAATAATCCACAATATTCAACCATCTTATAAGAATGAACGAAAGATTGCCAGCTATCAAGGATTTGATATTATTCTTGATAGAAAGTCAGTTTACAGTCATCAGACAATGATTATTCGTGGTAATTATGACTATGAATTTGAATTCAGTGGCAGTACGAATATCATGTATCAGATTGATAAGATCATTGAATATGGAATATTGGAAGAATTAAAAACTTTCAAGAGAAGATTAGAGTTTGAATCCAGAAAATTTGTTACAGCAAAGACGGAATTAAATCCTGATTTTCCTCATGAAAGTGAATTAATTAAGAAACAGGCACGATTATCTGAATTAAATCAGAAATTGAGTGCGTAATAATCAAAATAAGGGGCAGGCATATATTTGTCTGCTCTTATTTTTTTGCGACAAAATCTTTATAATTTTTTTGGAATATGATATAATACTAATGTATTTTTTATTAGACTTTGGAGTTTTAACAGAAAAATTCTGAACTTTTTTAAGGATAAAAAATCAATAGAAATTTCATAACCAATCATTTGGGCATAAAGTTTAGCAGATATTTTGTATCTGCTTCTTTTTATGCCCATTTTTATTTTTACAAAAGAAAGGAGAAAAAAATTGATAAAACTAAAAGAATTGCAACAGAAAAGGAAAGGAGAAAAATTATGGGGCAGAGATCACAGATTTTTGTAAGATTTGAAAAGAACCCCGGAGAAAAAGAGATTGTCGCAAGATATTATAAATGGAATTGTGGGGATCAAATGATTAGTATAGTATACCATACAATTGAATGGCTAAAAAAACATTTGGATCTAAATAATTGTGGTTCTGGGCAATATTTATTATGGAATCAAAAAGAATTTATCCGTATTCTTGGTACAAAATATGATCTGGGCGACGTTGTTATCATTACTGATATTTTAAATAAATATGGAGATTATTGGAAAGATGATAATGATGGAAAAGCACTTATTGATATACAATGTGATGGAGCGATCAAGTATGCATTGTTAATAAGAAATAATACTTTGTGCAATCCTTCAGAATATATGTTATGGAATCTTTGGATAGAATCCATACTTCCAAATAAACCTATTCCAAGAAGAATGATTGACAATATAGGGAATCATATTCAAGAATTATCAGAAAGTGCCATGCTTATGACGGAAGAAGAAGTCAAAGAATTTATGGAATACAAAAGGAGAGAAGAAGAATGAATCTTGTTAATTCGTATGAAAAAATTTTTGAAACTGTATGGCATAATTATACATGCGGTGATGTCGAGTTAAATCTGTTACATTTCGAATTTCCTGTTCATGCGAAGAAAGCAGAGCTGCTGGAAATCTATGCGAAACTTGTAAAAACGATTAATGGAGACGATGTTGTTTATCTGACAAATATTCAAAAATTTGTAGATGGACATGGAGCAACATATATTTCCGGAACAGTTGCAGAACCAGATTTATCCGATTTTGAGGATGATTTTCATGGGAATTTCTCAGAATTTCTAACAAGTTGTTTCAAAGATCGAATAGACTGGTACCGGATCAGTCAGAATGAAGAACTTGGCAAATTGCCTTATGGAGACGTATTTGGAGAAAAACTAGAATTAATCGTATGAGTGAAATTTACGGGCAAAAATTACTGCCTAGTTTTTGAATTATTTTATTTAATAAAGGAAGAATGTTATGAGAATTTACAAGGAAAAAATAGAGAAGAAAAAATTAGCAGACCAATTAATCATTAAAGATTTTCATTTGGTTCCAATGATTACCAATTCAAATGATATTTCTAATTACACATATTTCAAAGTCAATAATTTAAAAGACTGGGAATTACTAAAAGAAGCTTATAATATCCATCCATTGAAAATGGATATTAAAAATTTTCCTGAAATTATTATTGGAGGATCAAGTTTTGATTTAGAGGATAAAAAGATTTATTATAGTATATCCACATATGAATCTTTTGAAATGGAATTAGATTATATACTTTGGTACAAACTTTCAACAATTCAACAAGATATGATCAATTACTGGAAAAGTCTTGGTTATAAGGCAGTTTTTGAAAAATATGATTTTCCAAAACATGATCAGAGAAAAAAAGTTGAGAAAAACTTCTATAATGGACAACATGTATGGCTTGTTTCTGATAATACATATCTTAGCGAACTTTATCTTCGCTCTTGTGACAGACCTGCTTATGAAATCCTTGAAGGTATGATTCGTGAGAAAAACCAGAAAAATGTCAAAGTAGAAGTTGCATCAGAACGGATAGACAACTTGCTAAACTTTATGTTAGATGGTGAAAGAGATACAGAATTTGGTATTAAAGAAGCCGATTATGGAAATAGAGTCCTATGCACTTCAAGAGAAGATGCTGAAAAGTATATTGAGAAAACAAAATTAATATTAGAGATTCATTCGAGAGGGCTTCGTGAAAAGGACTTTTCGCTGTCTCAATTACATGAATTACAAAACTATTTAGAGAGAACTGAAAAATGATAATGTAATAAGCTTTTCACGAGTCTTAGCTGATTTGAATTAGAAAGGAATAAAATTAAATGAAAGATAAAACACGTCTGATTGCACTATCTGATAGTCCAGAGATGGATGGAGAATTAGTTATTTTTGAAACAAACGCACCTTCCAAACGTCTAAAAGAGCTGGAAAAAGAAAGTTGTGCATTATTTACGGAAGAAGCTTATGATGAAATTCCAAATTGGTCTTATACGTTAGAATTTGAGGGATATTTATGTAGATATATTGATTCTGAACAGCATGTAACCCCATACGGAACATCAGAAGAATGGCAGCAGGAAAATTATCAAAATATTAAAGAATTTTATTATATTGATAAACTTAAGCCTGAGTCAATTAACTAAAGAGTTGTAGGTTTCTAGGTATAAAAATAAGAAGGAGAAAATCATGATAATAAGAAAGTTAGAAGTAAATGGGAAAACTGTTGTTTTAACGGAAGATGTGATTCGTGAATTACATCGCCAAGAACATATTGAAGAAGGAAAACTTATGATAGAGAGATTCGCCTCAAAAGATGTTTATAATAAAATGACAGATGATGACTTCGATATGGTAGTCGATGAATTTGAATATATCTTGAATACAACAAATGATGATACTGCTGAAATGATGGAAGAAGCTGTTAAAAAGATTACTCAACAAGTAGAGGAACGATATTATAGTCAGACAACAAAAGCAGTGTTAGTTGCAAAAAGTTGAGATTGACAGTAAAAATTACATTTTATAGAAAGGAGGCTCGCTTAATAGCGAGAGCAAATTTATCCCCGACCTTAGAGGTTTGGGGATTTTTGCTTATTTACAATGAATATTCAAAATATATCAAAAAATGACAGAGAAGTAACAGTTACTCTAAGTTCTGATGAATTAGTCAAACTTTGCAATGTATTATATTATGCTAGAGACAAGTATGATGGAGACAATTTATATCACGAAATTAAGAGTGACTTAATGATCGCAAGAGATATAAGTCAGTATGGAAATATTGATGATACGACTTTTTCTAAAATTATAAAGGAAAGAGCAAAAGCAGCAAATCCATATCAGACTAAACCATCTCAAGAATTTTAAAAGGAGAAAAAATTATGTTAAAGAAAGAATTTACACAATATCCACATCATACTGATCCATATGCAAAGCATCGTATCACAGATGAAGAATTGGATTTTTTGTATGAACTGCAGAAAGAAATGAATACCCAACATTCCGACATGCTGACTTATCCACGTATCTGGGTTATTCAAGAACCAATCAAAAATTATCTCGACAATGTTGAGACTGATCTTAGAAATGATCCGGATGCAGTAGAATATCTAAATCAGATTGCTGATGGAGCAGATTTATGTATTGATTGTATCAATATAACAACTCCGCAGCAATTATATCAAACGATTCAGAGTATTATTAAGGATAATTCACTCGAAGAAAAGTATCAGGTAGAGTTGATTAACAATTATAAGGTCTTGATTCATGGGAAAAACGATATAGGCAAAACTATGTTATGGGAAGGATCATTAGAAAAAATCCAAAAGAATGGATTGCTTGCAATTGTAGAATGGGTTATGGGATATACATATCATCATGCAGAATTAAGATATTACATAAAAGAATTATATCAGCGTCCAGGGATCTTTTTCTTAACTTACAAAGATGGCGTACGTTATCTGCAAAAATACGCGGATAAGTATGATAAGGATGTAAAGCTAATTGAAACGTCTCCAATGGATTTATTTACAGATTGCAGTCCAGAAATAAAAAAACTGTTTGATATTTTACATACGGTTGATTTTAGCAAGAAGAACCGGAAAGTCTATATTTCTGGAAAGATTACAAAAACAGAAGATTATCAGGAACGATTTGATGTAGCAGCGAGAGAACTTTTGGCACAAGGATATGAAGTTGTAAATCCTGCATATGAAGGGACAAAATTAGAAAACGCTTCTTACGAAGATTACATGAGATTATCTTTTCAGTTGTTAAATGATTGTGACATCATTTACATGTTAAAAGGATGGGAAACAAGTCCAGGTGCAAATCAGGAGTTTGGCTATGCATTAGCAAAAGCTATGGAAATCAGATTTGAAAAATAAAAGGAGAAAATTTATGTTAGATTTATCAAATATTTTCAATAAAGATATGAAAAAAGCAATTATGTCCAAAGAAAAACTCGCAGAAATGTTAAGGGTTACGCCAGAAGCCTTAAAGGCATTTGAAAAATCCTATCAGCTATATTCCATGAATGAGCCGATCAGCGACAACCTTTTCAAAGTCAATGCAAAGCAGGCTGCAAGTTTAAATCCAAAACAGGATGTACCTGAAAAAGGAAAAGTTCAAGATTTGATTGACCGGATCGTGAATGAGCTTTTAGATCAAGCCCTCATTTATGAATATGACGGAAAACCAGGATTTACATATGGAAATATCTATTCTTGCAATCAAACGAGAACAGTTAAAGTTCCAGAAAACTCAGAAGTAACACTTGAAGAAATCAATGAGCTGCCAAAAGAGTTAAGACCTGATCTGACTGGACGATATGTTAAAAAAAGTCTTTCTGATGGTACGGGAGATGCATTGTTAGAGCAATATCAGCAGTATCTGAATACAAAAGATCCACGAAAAAAAAGGTTTCTTTATGACCATTTTCGTCAGGGATTAGATATGTTAGATCTGGATGGAATCAGCTATGCAATTTTAGATCGTTGTCAGAATTCCATAGGAAACTGGTTTCCACGATTAGTAAATGCGATTTTTTATTCTGATTTCTTTCAGCTGCCAAAGACAAAGATCATGAAAGTTCCATTGCCGGTATTACAAATGAGTCGAATGGAATATACAGAATTGTCGTCTACGACTTTTCAGATCATTGATCAATTTTGCCAGAAAGCTTTTGAATTAGACGAAACGAAAGAATACTTTATCAAAACTGGTGTTTTTTCTTCTAAATTTGATTTTCGGAATGCTTATATTCATGACGCAAAAGAAGTCAAAGAGATCGGAGAATATTTACTATTCATCAGTTTTCAGGCAAGTTGTTTTGCACACTATGATCTTTCTGGAAGAAACCAGCCAAGTATATATGGTGCAGCAACAACAAATGAGTGGGTCGTTAGAGAATTCATTAAGGATAAAGAAAACAATCCATGTATCTACAAAGGATTACCACTACATACAGAATATCGTGTATTTATTGATGCAGATACAAAAGAAGTGTTAGGGATCAATCCATACTGGGATCCGGATGTCATGAAAAAGCGATTTGGAAAAGAAGCGGATGCAAATAATCCAGATATGGTGCATGACTATGTGATCTATGCAGCACATGAGAAAACATTAATGGAACGATACGAGAAGAACAAAGAGAAAGTTCAAAAAGAGATCATGAAACTGTTACCATTTTTAGATTTAAGAGGGCAGTGGTCCATTGATGTGATGCAGAATGGAGAAGATTTTTGGATCATTGACATGGCATTAGCGAAAGATTCAGCTTTACTGTCTTGTGTCCCAAAGGACAAGATTAAAGCGGTAGAAGAAGACTGGATTCCAAGAATCTCAATCAAAGAACTGTAACAAATTTTATGAACTACCCACCACCTAAAGGTATGTGGATACGCAGCTGAGAATTTTATAAAAAAGGAGAAAAATTGTGAGAAAAGAATTAGGAAACATTAAAGAGCCTACAGACTTTGAAGGAACGGTAAAGGAATTAGCAGAACAGGTTTTGGATTTATCGACAAAACAGCCAGATGGGATGATTCATGATGCAGATACGATTTTAGCAGATATTATGGAAGCAGCAGACTTTCAAGTTAGTGGAATTTCTGATGATATATTAAAATTGTATCTTGAAGTAGAAAATAAGGACGATTTTGAATCATTATTTTATTTAATTACAGATGAAAAATTTGAAGATTATCTAGTAGAAAGCAAAAAAGTGATGGAAGAAAATATTTTGAAAGCAGAACCAAGAGCTATTCAAGTATATCTTTCAGATTCTGGCAATGATGAAAAAGAATCTATCATTTTTAAAACAGATGCTCCCAAAGCAGTGATCGAGAACTGGATAAAAAGTCAGCATAATTCAATTTCTTCAAATTATCCATTCCACCATATAGTAATGGAATTGTTAAATGAGGGATATATGGTTAAATTATTATATGATCAATACTCAAAATGTAATGATGTCGAATTGATCGATCAGTATTCTTGCGAAGAAATATATCATGTAGGCTGTAGTATTGGAGATATATTTCATCATATGAAAATTTTTAATAGTTTATATTATGATGCTTCTGGTGTTCCATATATTAAATTAACTGATTCCATGGATGGCAGTGATTTAAGAAAGATTGCAAATGTATTAGGAATTTACTCAATAAAAGCAAATGAATTTTGTATTTCTAAAAGGAAAGCATTAATATGCAATCTTGATTTTGTTGATATAATGAGAATAGCAGAACATGAAAAATACAATGTTGAAACTGGAATAATAAAAAATTCAAATGATGAATGTTATATTCTAACTCGAAAGTAATGCCACCATTATATGGAGAAGATTTTGTCTTGAATGAGAATAGCTAGAAATTAATTTTTGGAGCAGATACATATTTTATGTGTCTGCTTCTTTTTTTTGCGACAAAATCTTTATAATTTTTTCTGAATATGATATAATACTAATGTATTTTTATTAGACTTTGGAGTTTTAACGGAAAAACTCTGAACTTTTTTTAGGATAAAAAATCAATAGAAATTTCATAACCAATCATTTGGGCATAAATTTAAGTAGATATTTTGTATCTGCTTCTTTTTATGTCCATTTTTATTTTTACAAAAGAAAGGAGGAAATACAAAATGTGTAAATCAAAATTCACTGATAAAATGTTAATTAGTCTGAAATGCACTCTGATTCAGGAGTGCATGAACAGTGACTATGTTTATTTTGATTTTTTTGGTGAGAATCGCCCAGATGATGATCAAGAGGATTTATATGCAAAAGTTGAAGAAACTCTTGAACAGATGCCAGAAGAAGAATTGATGAAATTTTATAAAGAATATGTAAACTCATCAGGAAAGGAGATGAATTAATGAAAGTTTTATTAATTCATACAGACGGATATTCTATTGATGTTGTTGGAAAATATAACACCAAAGAAGAAGCCTGTAAGCAACTTAATTTTGAATATGAACGAAAGATTGAGTATCAAGAAATGTTTTCAAACGGTATTGATTCGGAATGGATGAAATCATCACACTGCGATAATGAAGAAGCTATTCTCTATATTAATGGAGAAGAGGTTCATGTTTGGCAGATTGTAACTGCTTAATTTTGATATATATTATATTAAATATGGTACAAAAACAGATGAAAAATTATTATTTGTTTTTGTACTTTTTATATATCAAAGAATTTTATCGTACTGAAATTAAAAAATCATAGGAAAGGCAGGCAATAAATATGAGTTTGAATAGTATTAAAAGAGATTTGAAAGATTATATCGAGGAAAATAAAGCATTACTAGAAGCATGGGAAAGAGTTACTTATCTTACGAAAAAAGATGGAACTCCTTTTAAAAGCATGTCGAAAAATTTTAATAATGCAATATATAAAAGGAAAGAATCTTTTCGAGGATACATTCTTGAAGTTGATACAAAGTTTACCCCAAATCATAGAAGATCATATTTTAGAAATTATATCGATTGTGGTAATAAGGATAATCCAAATACTTTGGAAGAAATTAAGCAAAAAGTATCAAAAGAAATCGAAAGCAAAAAAAGGTTTATTAAATCATTAGAAAAGCGATTAGAAATAATTGACTATGCTTACGAAGAATTTTCAAAATCTTATGACGATATAAGAGAAAATTTGAAAGAGTTATGTGAAAATGACGTTTCTCTGGCAAACATGATTTGTGAAGATATTGCCAAACGATAAAATTATTGATAAGGAAGGAATACATTATGAAAAACGAAAAGCAAATTAAAATTGATGGGTATAAGTGCATCAAGCTTGATGAATGGAAGACGGAATGGAAAGCGGAAAAAGTAAAGTATGTAATTGGAAAAGCAGAAGATGAAGAATTTCCTTCATTCTACGCAAAAGTTCAAAGAGTCAACGATAATGATGATCTTATTGATGATGATTATATCTTCGAGTATGATCACAAACCAGAGAGATCAGCGGTTGAGGATGATTTCATCGATGAATGGGGTCAAAGAGATTTAGATCGTCGTGAACGAAAAATGCCCGTACCGGAAAATGATATTATTCATATGATTTGTATTTAAGGAGAAAGAAAGTATGATTAAGAATTGGGAACTAAAAATTAAAGAAAATAAATCAACGCTGATCATTAATGATTGGGGTGTAAAATCCGATGATATTATAGATCTAGCAAGACACCTTGTGATTAAATTTCATTTTGATAGATTATATATCAATTATAAAAATACTGGCAAAATCATACATTGTGCGTTAAAAGACAATGATCCAATAAATAAGTGTTTAACGATGAATTGTGGTATGAAAGCTTCAATCATAAAATATCGATCACATAATGACATTGATATTCAATTTGAAGATGGTACAATCATTAAGCATCGGGATTTTAGAGATTTTTGTAAAGGAAAAATAGCGAATCCTAATCTGAGCAAAAGAAAATCATGGGAAGATGTTAGGATTACAAATATTCAATGGGATGCATCCGATGATGTTATGGCAGGATTGCCTGATAAGGTTAATGCTTTAGATCTTAATATTAATTTATCTCAGTATGATACAAACGAAGATTTGGATTACAACGAAGATTTCTTATATGGGGTTTCAGAGGCTCTATCAGAAAAATATGGTTTCTGTCATGATGGTTTCGAGCTTGAAATCAGCATGGGAAAAATGGAGTCAAAAATTGTTGGAATCATCAATCAATTCGGAGAAAATGACTTCTCTTATTGGACAGGATTCTGTTTGAATGATGAAGAACAGAAACAGATTGAAGAAATTCTTCATCGACACGATACAGAGGGATGCTCTATAAGAGGTACCAGAAGTGATATTTCCAATGAAATAAAAGAATGAGAAGGAAACTATCATTGATGTGTATGCTGCTAAAGCAAAGCATCAATGATAGTTTTTTAAAATTAGGAGGGAAACAATGATTGAACAAAAAAATGAGTGGTTAGTTGTAGTGTGGAATGATGGCATCAGTCAGTTCTTTATTGAACGGCTCACTGCAACAGAAGAAGAGATTAAGAGGTATCTTTTATCGTTAATTGAAGATAATAAAAAATTATCACAAGAAACGTGCAATGATTGCACAGACAGTATTGATGGAATTGGAAGCTATGAAGAACCCGTTACAGAAGGTTTTATGGCGTTTCATGCGTATGCTTCTTTTGATACATATCATATCGAGTATGAAGCACGTCCATTAAATAAGATTAAAGATGCAACAGAAATGATAGAAGAATTATAAGAAATTAAAAGGAGAGTAACCATGGTTAAAATTTTTCAAAAAGAATTACCAGCTGATTGTGAGAAGGCAATAAGAGAACTAATAAAACTAAAAGTATATATTGTTATGGATGATGACAGAATTGAAAATTTCTCTGATGTTTGGTGGAAAGTGCAACATGAGTGCGATATGTATGAAGAAAAGCAAGATAGTAACGAGTTGACTTATCAAAGTTACGTTGGTGCCAAAAACTGGTTAAGTAAATGGGAAAAACTTTATATTAAATACAATGACAAATAAAAAATTTGGAGTTGGGAGGTCGATTAAAGTGGAAACAAAAGATTTAATCAAAGAATTAAGAATTTTAGAAAAATCTTCAAAGTTAGGTGAACAGGCGTGTATTTGTGGAGAAGCTGCAAATCGCTTAGAAGAATTACTGCAGGAAATTGAAATTTCGCGAAGATTAGAAAAAAGTGAGAATCACAAAGAAAATGATGATCGTAAGCAATTACTTTCTAAGAATAAAAAGAAAATGGAAGTAAAGAAAAATGTGCTGAAGCCTCTTCAATCATTTTTGAAGTCAGGAAGAAAAATTTATATTACGGGTTTCGACTATGATGAAATGTCTTATGTGTTGGATATTGATGATAAATATTTGAATGATTTTGTCGGAGATTACACTGTTTTTGATTTAATGATTTTAGATGCCAATACATATATCGCACAACTCAATTTTTCCTATTTTATTTTAAGAACATGGAAGAGTAAATATCACTGTAAAGAAGTAAAGTATTCGTTAGAAGAAAAAGGATTGTTATAAAGATTCAAAGCAAAAAATAACAGGAGGAAAAAATCATGAAGATTAATAAAAAAGAGCTTATCGTTGGAAATACGGCTTATGTTGTAACCAAGAAATACGATTCAGATCAGATGAAACAAGTATATCACATTGTTCCGGCTGAGATTAAAAAGGTTGGTCGTAAATATATTACGGTTACCGTACAATACTGGGATCAGGAATTTTGCTTAAAAGATGACGGAGTCATTTACGAATTTGCCTTGAATAATAAGACAAATGGAGCAAATAACGTATTGTGCTTATCTGAAGAAGATGCAAAAAAGCATATTTTAAAACAGAATCTTTTGATGGAATTTCGAAATAAGAGATTCTATGAAAATGACTGCAATCTGGATCAACTGCTACTTATGAAAGCAGGATATCATTACGATCCAACAGGTCCAATGGCAGAACATTGGCAGAAGATTTTGGAATATGAGAAAGATAATTATTAATTGTTATGCAGGACAGGGAAACTCCCTTGTCCTGTATCGTTAAAAAGAAAGGAAAATCAAATGGAAAGAAACGATAAGATATACAATTTTTGACAATCCACAGTTGAAAAAGAAGTATGGTAAAGATTGGGAGGAAGAACACAAATGATCAAGACAAGATATAAAATACAGGAATATTTTTCAAAAGAAACAAAAATCCATTGCAACAGAGTAGAACAATACACGAAAGCAATGGCAGAAGAATTAGGGCTGTCTGCATACGACACAAAGATGTTAACGGTTGCAGCAAGATATCATGATATTGGGAAATATTACATTCCAGAAAAGATTCTGAATGCACCAAGACCATTAACAGGATTGGAACGTAAAGTCATTGATATGCACGCATACTATGGATATGAAGCTTGCATGGAATATGGGTTTGAAAAAGATATTTGTGAATTAATATTACTGCATCATGGTACACACAAATATCGTACGCTGACAGATGAACAGATCAGCGATTTTGCAAAAGAATATTTTCAAATCTTAATGGCAGCTGATATTTATGATGCATTGATAAGTGACAGGGTGTATCGTAGAGCAATTGATCATGATCGAGCATTGGATATCGTTGCAGAAAATCCAGAGATTAAGCGATGGGTGTTTCTTGCATTAGAAAAAATTTCACTATGTTAGGGTTGAGATACTGCTCACAACATGATATAATAAAATTGTATTTTTATCAGACTTTAGAATATAGGAAAATTCTGAACATTTTTAAGAATCAAGTCAATAGAAAATTATCAATCATGGGTATAAATTAAGCAGATATATGGTATCTGTTTATTTTTATACCCTTTTTTATTTTGAGGAAAGGAGATTTAAAAAATATATTAAATTGAAAAAATTCATTGAAACAGACAAAAAGTCTGTTTTTTTATTTACGAAAGGAGATTTTTATGTTTAAAGAAGCAACAATTCAAGGAAAGATTTCAGGTCCAGTGATGATCGTATCTGTTACACAGAAACAGACCAGAACTTCAAAACCCTATTTGATCTTAAAATTAAGAGATGATCAGAAGAAAGAGGTAGATGCTAAGTTATGGAATATGTCAGTTGAAGAATTTCCATTTGATAAGAATACTGTGATCATCGGTGAATTTTCTGTTGGAGAATACAACGGGCAGAAAGATTTTACACTGGATATGTACAGAGAAGCTTTGGAATCTGAGTACAGAATGGAAGATTTCATCAATGCAGCACCTTACAGTCCGCAAAAAATGTATGAGTATATCTTACAGATTGCAGATCAAACAGTACTTGATGATGATTATCTTGCTATCATTCATAATATTTATGAGAAGTACAAAGAACAGATCTTTATCTGGTCTGCTGCCAAAGCAGTACATCATAACATTCGATCTGGATTTTTGTATCATACATTCCGTATGGTTCAGAGTGGAATTGCACTTGGAAAAGTGTATGGGCAAGCCTTAAATCACAGTTTATTGTTAACCGGCATTATCTTACATGATGTTGGAAAGTTAAAAGAATTATATACAGATCCTACAGGAAATGCCGATTATACTCCGGAAGGAAGTTTGCTTGGACATTTACTGATTGGATGTGAAATGATCGATGAAGCTTGCAATAAATTAGATCTTCAAAATGATGAGAATAAAGATAAGATTTTACTTTTAAAACACTTATTAGCATCTCATCACGGCAAGCAGGAGTACGGAGCAATTACAGTTCCACAGCTGCCGGAGGCTATCATGTTAAATCGAATTGATATGATCGATGCGGAAATGTATCAATGTGAACATGCATTAGAAGATCAGAGCAACGGAACATTCACGGACCGTATTTTCGGGTTAAACAACACCCGCTTATACAAACCACTCTAATTAAGGAAAAGTAAATTGAAGAAGAAAATAAATCATAAAGACATGATCGAAGCATGGAATTACGATTCTGGCGTCTTCAAAGGACAATCTATCGGCATTCATAATTCAGCTACTGGAGAAATCGACAAGCTGTTATCAGTGGAATGTTTTCATGGAGGAGAAGAAGTAAAACGAATTGTAATTAATAAAGAAGCCACAAAGAAACATGGCTTTTTAATTATCGTTGATTAAATTTGATGGAGGAAGCTATGAGAAAAGCAGAATTCGAACAGAAATATTTAGGAGAAAGAGTACAAATAGAGTTATTTAATGGACGTGTTTTAACTGGATTTCTAGAAAAAACTGGAGATGAAAGATTTAAAAATAATCCAGATCTCTATTTGCGTAAAGGCTATTATTGCCTAATAGAAACTTTAGAATCACAAGATAATGTGGATTTCTTTATTTTTCGATTTTCACATGTTCAAAAGATAAAATTTGTATAAAGAAAGGAGTATAACTATGGCACAGGCAGCAGTAACTAATACGTTTATCATTCAGATGAATTTTCGTTTATTGTATTTTGCAATGGAAAACATCAAAAGTACAAAGTTACATGATAGGAATTACTGGAATCGATTACAGTCGATCATGTATGAGCAAATTGATAAAAATGCAACTTATAACAAAGAATTTCTGAAACACAGTATGACACAGATGATGATGTTCTACTGCAAAGAAGTTCGAGACGAAAACAGAGATTTTTATGATGAAGTTTGTAAACCAATTTACAATATTGTAAAAGAACATGCAGATGATAATAATCCAATGGCTTATTATGCAGAAAGTTTTGGAAAATTAAATGAACTTTATCGTAAAGTAGATGGACACAGTTATTATACGAAGTCTATTTTAGCAGCGACGGATCTTTTAGAGCAGTTAAAATGGGTGGAGTAGTTAACAAATAATTACAAATATAAGAAAGGAGGCTCGCCAAATGGCGAGGGCGAAATTATTTCCAACAATTAATGTAGGAATAAAAATTTCGCTTATTTATGAATGAAACCTTATGACGTAGGATTAGTGTGTGGAAGATTTCAGACCCTCCATAAAGGTCATGAAAAATTAGTTGATACCGGTCTATTACTGTGTGATCGATTATTAATCTTGATTGGATCAGCACAGGAATCTGGAACTGAACGTAATCCGTTCAATATCAATACACGGACCAAAATTCTAAGAGAGATTTATGGAGATCGGCCAGAGATTATGGTCTATGCACTTTCGGACATGACGGACGAAAATGATATTTGTCCTGAATGGGGACGTTATCTGTTAAACAATGTAGACAGATACATCTACAAGAACCCCGAGCTGATGATTTATGGCAACGATGAAAGCCGAAGCGGTTGGTTTGACAAAAAAGATCTTGCCAACACAGCTGAATTAATCGTAAATAGACAGGCGTTGCCAGTTAGTGCAACTATGGTAAGAGAAGCAATGGCTAAAGATGATCGAAAAAAATGGATGAGCCTAGTAAACCCACGTTTACATAAAATGTATGATGTATTACGTGCGGAACTTATGAGCGTACCATTTTATCAGGAGCTAAGTAAAAATTAGCTAAAAGAAGTCAAAAAATTAGTTATAAAGAAAAGGAGAAAGAAACAATGAATAAAGCAATTTTAATGGGAAGATTAACAAGAGATCCAGATGTAAGATATTCACAGGGAGAAAATCCTATGGCAATCGCACGATACACATTAGCAGTGGATAGACGATTCAAAAGAGATGGTGAGCAGAATGCAGATTTTATTAACTGTTTAGCGTTTGGAAGATCAGCAGAATTTGCAGAGAAGTATTTCAAACAGGGTACAAAGATTGCTGTTTCCGGAAGAATCCAGACAGGTAGCTATACAAACCGTGAAGGCGTGAAAGTCTACACAACAGAAGTTGTGATTGAAGAACAGGAATTTGCAGAGAGCAAAGCAGCTGCATCCCAGAACAATAATAGGGGAGCTTCACAGCCAAGCACACCTCAGCCAAGTACGGCAGCAAGCGATGGTTTTATGAACATCCCTGATGGACTGGAGGATGAACTCCCATTTAATTAAGAAAGAACGTAGAATCATTATTGATCCAGTATATTCAGACAGATTGTCGGATATACTGGATTTTTTTTAAGAAAGGAAGAGGTTAAAATGCAAAATAAAAATAATATAAAAAATTGGAAGATTGAAATAACAAACGAAGGAGCTAAATTATTCATTACAGAAGGAGCCGTAATGGCTAGAGACGTTTTAAATCTTGCAAGAGAACAGGCTATAAAATATAACTTATCAAACTTGAAGATTTATACGGTTTATATGCGTGATGGATATTATTATGATTATACTTTTGAAGATGATATGCTATATTTCATACATATGACTGAAAAGATTGAAAATGAAGATATTTCTTATTTGATGAAACGGGCTGCAGAAAAGTTATCAACTCTAAAATTAGACGATCGTATATGGAGCGTTAATTTTTCTATTGATAATCTTCCAAGAGAGAAAAATGGAGATCTATATGCTGCCTGTGCTATGGTCATTCATTTTTATGATAGAAATGATGATTATGAAATTGATTCACAACGGTTTTATTTTAATTTATCGTCAGGACAATGGGAATCTATTAAAAATGTAAAGAATAAGTCTATATCATGCAAAAATTCATTGGCCTGCAAAATTGGAGATAACTATTTTATGATTCAGAAATCAGAAGATGGTTACGATTATACACTTTATACTTCTGATTATTCAGAAATTGATGGAGGACAGCTTGATAATCCGGATATTTCTATTTATGATGCAATGAATGAAATCTTAGAAGATCTGGATATTGAGATTCCAGGTCATAAAGATGAAATTGATTATGAAGAATTAGAAGAAAAAGTTGAAAATGCAGAAAATGAACGTATCAATAAAATATTATCAAATCATGGTTGTACAGTGATTGCTCAATCAGATTGTCATACTGATTTTCTTATAAAATCAGGAGAAAATTAGAATTTTGAAAGAATATTAAGAAATAACTAAAAGCGGTGTGAGTATAAATCTCATACCGCTTTTTTACTAAAGGAGAAAAACACATGGAAGAAAAGGAAATAAAAATTGCAGAAAGATTCAACATACTTGATAAATGTCAAAAGTTAGAGAAAGATTTTTTACAGCTTAGTAGAATAACAAAAGTAGAATTTGATCTAAACGGACTATATGACAATATTTATCAGGTTATTATATTAGTAAAATATGAGATTCCAATGGAATTAGGTCCAAAGAAATATTTTAGAATCAGAACAAATATTTTGAAAAAAGTTTTGGAAATTGCACAAAACAACCAATTAATTCGAACAGACGATTCGATAGAAGATTATGGAGAGTATTTTTACATTGTATTTGATTGTTCTAGTTGGAAATATCAGATACAAAGATATACAGAACTTTTCAAAAATGTTTATGGTCCTGAAATTGAAAATCCTAAAGATGGGATGGAAAAGGAACGTGAAGTAATTAAGACTTTGATCAAAGAGGGACTTGGAATGCTTAATAAAGCGAGATCACAAGCTCTTTTTCTTGACGATATAGAGATGCAAGAAGATATTACAAATGCTTTGAATATTTTTCTGGCAGCAGAAGAAAAACAACAGAAGATTTCTCCGGAAAAAAATCTTTTTGAAGATTATACAGATGAGGAATTATTGATTTTTTATGATTGCCTTAAAAAAGCTGATTTTTATGTGATTCCTGAATTAAGCAAGATTGCTTCAAAATATGTTTCTAGCAAACGCTGCTATTTAGATTTGATTTTCGAGTTGTCTAAACGATGGTATCAAGAGAAACAGAAGAAATACAAAGAAGAAAATGGAAAATTTCATCAGTGGTTAGAGGGAGAAGATCCATTAATTTAAAAGATTAGTGATTGATTAAAGCCTCTAAGCTAAATTGAAGATATTATTAAGGAGAAAGAAATCATGTTAGTAGAAGTTACATATGCTTGTAAAATGGGATGTACGCATTGTTTATCAGACTGCAAACCGGATGGAGAACATATGACACTGGAAGTATTTGAAGATGTATTAAAATTTATGATCAAAAATCAGATTCCAACGTGGAGTTTTTCAGGTGGAGAAATGTTTGAACATCCAGATATTTTGAAGATGCTGTCACTTATCGAATCATATTGGAAGACATTACCGATTAAGTATCCAATCACATTTGCAACAAATGGTCGTGAACTTGTTCGTAACAAAAAAATTTATCATGCAGTTTCAGAGTTCTTGAAACACTGTGGAAAACGATATGTTATGATCCAGGTGACAGATGATCCGAGATTTTATCCCGATCCATTAACAGATAATGAAAAATATTGGTTATCTAAGTTAGGAGTTATTATTGATACGGTGCCTTCGGATCAAAACAATAAATCTCACTGTTTGTATCCACAAGGACGTGCTTTGAAGAATTATTCCGATGAATATTGGAATACGATTGCACCTAAATGTATCAATTGCATTTTGATTACAAAGCAGAAACCAGAAGCAACATTGAAGGATTTGGTCAATATACTTTTATCTAATGGCAAGGTTTGTACACCAGTTATTGCACCAGATGGAAGTATTAAGATTGGTGAGTCGGCACTTTGTCCTAAAATTGCATCTATTTACGATTCTGTTCCGGAAATTATGGAAAAGATTCGTAATGCGAAATGTCGTGCATGTAAGATTCCATGGGAAAAATTAAAAGAAACAAATCCAATCGCATATTTATTATGTGAAAATTTTTGATAAGAAAGGAGGCTCACTCTACAGTGGGGCAAAAGAGGCTTAGATGATAAGTCTCTTTTGTTTACTTATAATGAGCAAAACGGAAATCGGAAAAAGAATAAGAAATATTAGGATTCTAAATGGTCTGTCTCAATCTGAGTTAGGTGAAAAGCTGGGATTGACAGCAGATCGAATTCAAAAATATGAAAATGGAGCAAGAAATCCAAAAGTCTCCATGATATTTCGGATAGCAAATGCTTTGGATGTTAATGCTGCTGCATTATATGATCCAACACCATGTGATGATTTAAGTACCATGTTTTTTTTCTTTGAAATGGAAGAAAAATATGGAATGACTATTAAAAAAATTGTAGATGATGATGGAAATGTTAAATATGCAGTTGTGGCGAATTCTGAAAATCGTATGTATGATTATTTATCTAAATGGCATGATGCTTATATATGTAAAAAAACTGAAAGTAAATTGGTAGATACGCAAGAAGAGAGGGAAAGAATTTTAGAAGATTATGCTAGATGGAAAAGTAAATTTCCAAAAAGTATAGAGAATTCTAAAGATTTAAAAGAGAATCAAAAGCAGAAATTGAAGAAGAAAATAGAAGAATTGCAATCTGAATATGAAAGATTACATTGAATGGCCGAGAATTCCCGCAGAGTATCTTAAAAAATAGCTTATTACGGACGCTGTTCTATAAAATCATACAAAAATTGAAAATATTAATTAAGGAGAAAATTATGAACAAAAAAATTAAAAAAATGGAAGATGTAGTAACAATTCCAATGACAAAATACGTTACAACAGATGGAAAAGAATTTGCAGATGATTATGATGCAAATATGCATCAAGCACATTTAGATTCAATGGCCGAGGCAAAGTTATGCTTTGAAAAATATGGAATTTATACCAGTGATCTAATGATTAAAAATCATAAAAATAATGATCAAATTATTAGCAATGATTATCTTCTTACTCGCGTCTTACATACAGATATATCAAGTAATGATGATTTGTATATCTTACAGGCAAAAGATGAGGAAGCTGAAAAAGAAATTCTGAAAACATTTCGTGATTACTTGAATACTGATGTTATGGATCGTCGTTTTTTTAATGTGGCAAATAATTATATATTTCCCCATACAATCATCTTTTGTAGAGATTCCATTTATGGAAATTATAATGCTTTGTGTGCAGAAAGGGAATTTGAGCTTATTGAAAAGGCTTTAAAATTTGGAAGACAAGTCTTAAATATGGCAGACAAAAAAGAAGATAATATCGTATCTGATGAAGCGAAAGAAAAAAATATGATTAATAAAAGAGAGTTGGCAGCAAGATTAAAACAGGGAGAATGTCTTGAAGAAATTTTTGATTTTACTGATGGTCAGGAATGTTTGATTTATAAAGGAGAATTTGAAGTATCCGATAATATTATTTATATTCCTGATATTTATCTTAATAAATTGAACCTTGGAGTCGTAGCGACAGGGGAAAATTTGAATGATATTTTGAAAAATTGCTATACAGGAAATGATTTCTTGAAGGAATGCAATGGATACAAAAACATTGCCAAAGCCTTATTTGATTTTGTTGATTGGCAGCATCCAAACATCCAAGATCTCACTGATTGTTATGATGAAGAAGAATTTTACAATGAATTTGGAATTCATTTTGATGATTTAGGTAATGATTAGCCATTGAGATGTAAAACAAAGTATTGAAGTTGAAAACAGAGAAATTTATATTATATAAGAAAGGAAGAATACTAATGAATCATAATCGTAATGCCCATTATTGGGAAAATAGAGACGAAAGAAAAGAAAGAGCTTATCTCCATACAAAAAATATGGCTTATGTTTTTTCAGATCATATTGAACAATGTGTTCGAAATACAAAATTATATGATGATACAAATACATTTGATGAATTAAATCCAGTATTGACAAGAGAAGTTTCCGTTGTTGATCTGGATACGGTGTCTGCAATATTTCGTTACAAAAAGAAAGAAAAAAGGACGGCAATTCTTAACTTTGCCAGCTATAAAAATGCCGGCGGAATGTTTTTACAAGGTAGCAGTGCTCAGGAAGAAAGTTTATGCCATGCATCGTTTTTATACAATGTATTATCTGAATTCAAAGACTATTACGCTTGGAATGATAAGCACAAGAATCGTGCATTATATGAAAATCGAGCATTGTATTCTCCTGATGTTGTATTTACAAATGATAGTGTAGGGACACTTTGTGATGTAATTACATGTGCTGCACCAAACAAATCGGCAGCACAGAAATATTGTCATGTATCAGATGAAGAAAACTATAATGCATTAGAGTCAAGAATTCGTTTTGTCTTACATATTGCAGAAAAAGAAAAAGTAGACACGCTTATTTTGGGTGCTTACGGAGCGGGAGTTTTTGGTCAGGATGCAACAGAAGTTGCACAGATTTTCAAAAGACTTTTGATTGAAGAATTTTGGACTTTTGAAAAAATCATCTTTGCGATCCCAGATTGCTCAAGGAATAAAAATTATAAGAAATTTTTGGATGTAATGTCCGATACGATTATGTAAGAATGGAAAACGCCTTATAAAAGGCCAAAATTATTTAAATAATGGAAAGGGAGTTGCACATTTTTGTGCAGCTCTTTTTTTGTTTTCTGAAAGCTTAAAATGTGTTATAATGTAATTAATTTATTAGATTCCAAAACAACAGGGATAGTTTGGACTTTTTTAAGGAATAAAGCTTTAGAGAAATTATGTATTACAATTCAATATTTTTGATATAGAAGCATAGATTAAGCAGACGAATGGTCTGTTTTTTTTATGCTTTTATTTATATATATACCTGTTAATAATCAGTCGATCAGAGAGGAGGTGACAATGATATGAGTAAAAAAAGAATACGAGTTATTGGTCTTTTTATTGCGGTATTAAGTCTTGCGGTGCTAAGTGGATGTGGATCTGCAAAGAAAAAACAAAAAGCAACTACTAAAACTACAGAAGTTGCATCAACCACGGAAAAGGAAAATATTTCAAAAAATAAAGATCAGCAGACAATAACATCGTCAGCTACGACAGAAGCTACAACCAAAGTGACGACAAGCACAACAACAAGCACAGCGAAAAAAACAACCAAAGCAACAACAGAAACACCAATTGCTACTAAAAAAGACGAACAAAAAGCTGCAGTTAAGGCGACGGTTACTTATAACGGATTTTCTGATACAAATAGTGTGGAAATGAAAATGTCTGATGGAAGTTATGAAGTGATGATCGTTGAAAAAGAGGATTTAATTAAGAAGTTAGAAGATTTAAATCCTGGAACAAAAGTAACAATTCGGTACAAAGCCAAAGCAGGACAAGCCAATAAGCAAATTATTGCGGTATTTTAAATAAGGAGGAAGTATAGGTTATGAAAAAAGGAACATGTAAACGATTCATGGCAATGGCAATGAGTCTGGTAACTGCCTTAGGAACAGGATTTGGAGGAGGGGTCAACATGGTTTATGCTGCAAATTCCTTCAAAGCTGGAGATACAGTACAAATCAAGTATCTGCATAACAATAAGACTTATAAAAAGAGTGCAGTGGATGCAAGATGGAATGATAAGATTCTAGGTACAAAAATGCCTGGATACATTGATGAGAATTCCAATGCAATGTATTCTGCTTACTGGATTTTTGGACAGGCGGAGGGTCCCAAAGTATTATATAAAAACAGTGGAGATACTTTTACATTAAGCAGATATAATACAACCATTAAAATGACAGTCGATAGTAAGACTGCTTATATCAATGGCAAAAAAACAACAATGTCTACAGCTCCACGAAAAGTATATAACTACGGCAACAAAACTAATTACATTATGGTGCCGGGATCATGGACAGCCAAAAATTTAGGCATTAGCTATAAATGGAATGCTACGAAACGTGCAGGCTGCATGAGAGCGGCCAGTCAGTCAGGTGGTTCTAATAATGCAACTACAGCTACAACGAAGCCTACAACAACGGCAGTGAAACCCACAACAACAACGGCAAAACCAACAGAAACTAAGCCGGAAGTTGTAAACAAAAAAGTAACAACATCCTATGATATGACAGCATCTGCGTATGCGAAAGAACAGAGCAAAGCTGTTCCTAAGTATAACAATCAAACGTTTGATGAAAATGCATATCAGAAAAAAATTACATCAACAGTAAATGATGAACAGTATATGAGAATTGATGTTTATCATAATGTAAATGAATCTGCATTTGCGAAAAAACTGGATGAGTTATTACAAAATAAAAATAACAGCGTGTTAAAAGGAAAAGCAAGTGCAATCATTGCAGCTGCTAAAAAAGAAAAGATTGATCCAGTGTACTTAGTATCCCAGACGATTAATGAATCTGCATACGGAACAAGTGCATTAAGTAAGAAAGCTATTACGAAGGTCATTACAGGCGATAGTGTAAAAAAAGATGCCAATGGAAATGTAACAGGATTCCAGAAAGTTAATGGAAAATATATTACAAAAACAATTCCGGAAACAACAGTATATAATCTGTATGGAATCAAGGCATATGACAGTGATCCGCAGCTTTGTGGTTCTTCCTATGCGTATTATATGGGATGGACAAGTGTAGACAAAGCATTAAATGGAGCTGCACAGTATGTTGCTGATAATTATATTCATAATACCGTTTATCAGCAGAATACACTATTCAAAATGAGATATAATCCGAAAAAGGATAATATCTGGCATCAGTATTCAACAAATCCTTCTTATGCAGAAGAAATTGCAGAACATATGAAAAATATGAAATCTGTATATGATGGATGTTCTAATACATTTACCTATGACAGACCAGCTTTTGTGAAAGAACCTGAAACAACGACTACAACAGCCAAACCCACAACGACAACTGCCAAACCAACGACTACAACTACCGCGACAAAGCCAACAACGACAAAATATACAGTTACGGGAACATTACCAAACGCTCGTGTAAAAGCTTCTAAGAGTAATTATAATTTAAGAATCAAGTTACCTAGCGGAGTGACAAGCTATTATCTTGAAGATAAGTATACTAGCCGTCAATTATTCATGTCTTGTGCAGGCAATTATGTAAGCCATTTTAATAATGCTTCAAACCGCTACGCAAAAAGCAGTATGTCAGGATTTACAGTCAAATATAATTCTACGAAAAAAAGAACATATGTCTATGTAAAAGCCTCTAGTTCTTATCGTGGATATGCTGTTTCTTTTGACAATGGATATGCCTACATCAAATGGGGAACACCAAAAACAATGTATAAAAATATCTTAGTTTTAGATGCCGGACATGGTGGTTCTGATTCTGGAGCAACAGGAAATAGATTAAGAGAAAAGGACCTTACATTAAGCATTGTTTTAGCAGCAAAGAAACAATTTGATAAGGATAAGAATTATGCAGTGTATTACACAAGAACCACTGATACTTATCCATCTTTGACAGATCGAAGTGATCTGGCAAACAACGTTGGAGCTGATTACTTCCTTAGTTGCCACATCAACTCTGCAGGAGCAACAGCAAAAGGTTCAGAGACGTTATACAATTCTCAAGGATATAAAGCATCCAATGGAGTTACATCCTATAAGTGGGCAGCTAATGTACATAACTTTACAAAGGCAGCAACAGGATTTACGAACAGAGGACTGGTAGATCGTACTGGATTAGCTGTATTACGTCATACAAAAACTGCATCTACTTTGACAGAGTTTGGATTTATCTCCAACAAATCCGAAGCTGCATCTATGAAAACTAATACAGACAAGTATGGAAAAGCTATGTATGACAGCGTTGTTAAAATGTTCAAGACAAACCCATCAAAACGATAATGATTTCTGCATGGTCAGAAATTAATTATAATTTTTTCAGGAAGGAGGAAAGTAATTATGACAAAAGAATTAAAAAGAATGTCATTTATGGCACTTGCAGTTATGATGCTTGCAGGCGGATTTCTTTTAGCATCTGGGAAAAGTCAGCATGTTATGCCTAAAAAAGCAGTAGCTGATATTACAGAAACAGTACCGGAAACAGGTACAGATGAAATTGTAGCTGGTGATGAAGAAGTTCCATTATAATCAATGACAAAATTGTTACTCAGATTAAGAAGCAGATATGTATTTTTATGTGTCTGCTTCTTTTTTTTTTCAAATATATATGGTATAATATTAATGTATTTTTATTAGATTCCTCGTCCACAATAGGATAAATAGGACTTTTTTTAAGAATATACAACAACACAGAACATTTAACCATAAGGGTATAAGATTAGACAGACAATTTGTCTGCTTTTTTTATGCCCTTTTTTAATTTTTAGAAAGGATGGATTTATACCATGAAGAATTTAGAATTAAAACCAAGCGACATTTTAACAGTAGATGGAGAAGTTATGCAGATTGATACGATCACTTCACAGCTTGCTTCCATTGAAGATGTAGGAGGACAATATAAGGGTTCCATAATCATTAAGTTTTATGACAAAAATGGAGAATTCCATGACATTAACAGTGATGAAAACCGCATATTAATGTATACGGAAGATCTGGTAATGAGTACATGGAGAACCTTAGAGGTTAGCTACAAAGTACGAAAAAATATCAATGCATATTTCAAAAAAATGCTGCCGAACTATGAGTTAATCAGTGTTGCAAGACAAAGCAATCTTCCACAAGATGCTCATTTATATATGATTTCAGCGGTACAGAAAAAAACAGGGGAATATGCTGTCTGGACAAGCTGGAATGAAAAAATTCAAAATTTGAATTTTGGGCATTATTGTTTAAAACCTAAAACAGAAATTGTATTAGATATATTTGATAATGCTTTCTTTGACGGCTTTTCAGAGATTAAGAAGGCTGTTAAGGCAGAAAGTGAGGAAGAAAATGACTGATTTCAGTACAATGAGAACCATTTGCTTTACCGGACCAAGACCCAATAAACTGTATGGATACAAAAACAAGGAAAAATATCAGAAACTTGTAGATTGTATTCATGATTTCCTTCGAGGTTTTTGTAGAATAGAATCGGATGAAATCTTAACAGTTATTACAGGTGGAGCACAGGGAATCGATCAGCTTGCTTTTTGGGCAGCAAATTCATTAAAGAAGGAGTATTCCTTAAAAAATGAAGTGTATATTCCATTTGTTGGTCAGGAAGAACTCTGGAATGAAACAGGTCTGTTTGGCAAAAAAGAATATCGAAAGATGAAATCTATGTCAGATAAGATTGTAGATGTTTCCAAGATTCGAACATTGGATGTATCAACAAACGATGGAAAAATTAAAGCACTTTTAGAAAGGAATAAAGAAATGGTTGATAATAGTCAGATGATCGTTGGATTATATCCTTTGAATAAGGATTTTACAAAAGACAGAAATAGTGGAACTGCAAGCTGCTTACGTTATGCAAAAGGCAAAATTCCAATCTGTCTGATCGATCCGGAAAGTCATTTGATAGAGTTTCATCCGTGCAATGAGTAGAAGCAAGAAATTGCTTCTACTTTTTTATTATTAAAAGAAAGAAGGGAAAAACATGTATTATTTACATATTTATAACAGCGAAAAAGAAGAAGGCTCTATTGTGCTTCCATTTGAGGATATGCAGCCTATGATTAATTTCGTGGTTGATCAATATCAGAAAACGATAAAGCGTTTGAAAACTAACAATAAGAAATACCAGAAAATCACATCAACTTGGGATAAAAATAAGTATGATGAGACATTAGAAGAATCAATCAAAAACTTTGAATTTGAGATTTTTTGTTCTATGGAAATAACAATTTGCTATGAATTAACTCCAGAATATAATGAAGAAAAACATAGCGAAAAGACTAAAAGAACAGAAGTAATTCATTGGGAGATTATTAAGAACTATCCTTTAAAAGAAAAAGAAATAGTTAACTTAATGATGAATCCAGATTATGAATTTGAATGTAATATTTCAGAAGAAATGTTTTCTGAAGGAGTAATTCTTCCAGGAGCTGCGTATATATGGTTTGAAGATATTGGTGTAGAATTTGAATTCTGCATCGAAAATGGAGAAAACTACAGTGCAATTTACCGGATGGATATGAATAAAGCAGGTGACGATTTTGAAACAGATCATGATGAATTTTACCATTATGAAATTGATCCAACGGATCCTGAATGGAAAGCAAATCTTGAGATTGAAATGTGTAGAGTATTGATTTTATTACACGATTTGAAGTAAGAAAGAAAAGAGGAAAAAATTATGTATTATGTAATTGCAAAAAATAGCGAAAATAAAAAGACGTATGTGTCTACATTTAAAGAAAAAAGAGAAGCTGTTTCAAATATTGCTTTTCGATTCAAAAAGAAATTAAACAGTCTGAATTCAAGCAAGCATGATATTAAAAATGTCGAAACTTGTTGGGATTGTGATGAGATATATGAGGAATTGCTTGATCAGAATTATGATCAGCTCTCAGAATCAAAAAAAGTTAAGATCATGTATGATTTATTCAATTACGAGCAAGAAACTTATGCACGTCAAGATATTAGCTGGCAAATCATTTTTGCAAATCGTGGGCCTGATTCAGATTTATATGATTTTGTGTTGGATTCAAGATATAAATTTGAATGTAATATTCCAGAATCAAGACCATCAAATAATATAGTTCTTCCTAATGCAGCACGCATTTTGTTTGAAGACATTGGTGTAGAATATGATCTTCGCATCGAAAAAGGAGTAGATCGTAGTTGCATTTACAAGATCAAGAAAAATGAAAATGGAGACGGTTTTGAAAGAGATTGCAATATACATTGCTCTCACGATGTTCATTTTGAATATCCAGACTGGAAAGCGTATCTTGAATCAGTGATGTGTAAAACATTGATTGAAATGCATCATTTAAAGATTTCTTTCAATGAAAATGATGTGGAGGATATGTTCAGTAGAATTATCGGAATGAGATTTTCAACGATCGCTATGATTGAAAAATGGATTTTTGAAAAATTGCAGGTTACAAAAAAAAGTCTGCCAAATTTTGTGCTCCAGGAATCAGAGATTAACGATGAGATTTTATTCGGAAATGCTGATGTGGATTTTGTGCTTGATGGGACTTTTGGGAAAGGTGTTTTAAAAAAACAACATTATGATTTTTCCATCTCATATCTAAAAACAAACGATCATCAGATGTTTATTACTGATGCACATTGGAATTAATTTAGAAAGAGGACTGCGGTCCTCTTTTTTTGTTAGAAAGGAAGAAAAAGATTATGAGTAATTTAAAGAAAAAATTCACAGTTGATGAAGAGATTGTGTGGAAATTTGAAGATTTTGATAGTCAGGGAGAACAAAACGTAAAGTGCAGGATCGTAGAAGTGCATGAAGATTACTGTGTTGCACACACAGAAGGGAATCATAATGGCTACGATGACATGAGATTATGCATTGAAGCTTCCAATGAAGAAAATTTTTATCATATCTAAAATCTGAGAAAGGGGTCAATACTATGCAAAAAATAAATGATTTTGGAGAGAAAATTGGCGGAGCAAAAAAGGATCTTTGGAAAGAAAGAAATATGATCTTTGAAGATACAATTGAAATGACAGAAGCAGAAAAACGCAAATATGTAAAACGAGACAATATCTGGAAAAAGATCAATGCAGAAGAAATGTTAGAAAAAGGATATCCGAGATTAATCGTTTTCTGGCTGAAAGAAATGCGAGCTTGTATCTATCCTGACATGAAACGTACATACATTAGCATAAAAGAATACATCCAGGCAATCGAAAAGATTCGAGATATTGTTATGAAGGTTAAAACCGAAGATGATATCAATCTTGCATGGAAAAAGATTCTTTGCGAAGAAGGAGTGCTTTATAAAACAGGACCATGTCGTTATAGCTATGCTGTACCATACTATGGTATTGCTAACGGGAACAAATTTCTAAAGCTTCATGAGATAGACGCTCTCGATAGGCTAAAGATGAAGATGGAAAAAACGGGATTTGGCTTATCAAAAACGGAATTCTTATCAAAGAAATACGATATTGTAGAATTTGACGAGGAAACTGTAAAGGTTGAACATGAGCGTTTCGGAATTCAAAAAGGAAAACCTTGCATTGCATGGAAAATATCAGGAAAGACATATCCTTTCTATTCAAGAAGTGAAGAGATTAATCTGGAAGAGATCAAAAAAGGGCAGTATTTATTATTATGTAAAGAAAGTCGTGATGTTCTTTTTTATGGAAGTAAACCAGAAGTTATTTTATTCAAGGATACATTGATTGATTTATTAATTGCAGGAGAAAAAAGAAAAACAAAACGCAAAGGTAAGAAAAAATTAGTTCCAAAACAGCTGGAAAATATAGAACGAAAAGGAAAAGATTATCGTCATGGTCATAATATTGTGGGAGACGATTTCTTGAATGCATTTAAGATTCGCGGCGGTGAGTTTGGAAATTATACAAATGACAAAGACCGTCAAGCTAACTTAAATATGGCATATGAAGCATTTTGTGATTTAGCTGATGCTTTAGAAATATCTCGGGAAGATATCGGACTGGTAGGTTTGGAAACAGGAGCATTAGGAATCGCTTTTGGTGCGAGAGGTCATGGAAATGCTTTGGCTCATTATGAACCAGGGAGAGAAGTTATCAATCTTACAAAACTGCGTGGAGCAGGATCATTAGCACACGAATGGGGTCACGCTTTCGATGATTTTTTGGGGAAAATTGTAGATTCGCATATTGTTGGTCACTATGCAACCAATATGCTTAGAATTGATGCGATTCCAGAATCGTTTAAAACGCTGATCCATAGATTGATCAGAAATGAAGATAATACTTTCACAGAGTTTTATATGAATGCTGAAAAAATCGATCAGGGAGCAACAAAGACAGAAAATGGATACTGGAAAAGCAAAGTTGAATTATTTGCTCGTGCATTTGCGTGTTATGTAAAAGATAAACTCAGAGAATCAGGAAAAAGAAATGATTATTTGTGTGGACATGCAGATCTAGTGAATTATGAATCAGAAGAAGGGTTGATTGCAGCTTATCCAACGGGTGAA